CCGCTAACTATACCACCGTCGGCAAAGGCTGTAACATTCGCGCCCTCTTTTAATTTGTTGCGCACAATGGCCGCACCTGCTATCAATGCAATACCTGCCACCGCTGCCGCCGCAGGATTTGTAACTATTAATTTTTGGAAGGCTTCCGCTGCAATAGCAGTAGTTACTAAAGCCTTGCCTAAGGAATCCATAAATCCAGCGATTGCACCTAGCATATTTTTACCGAAATTTTTGCCTGCAGCCTCGTCCCCCGTTGCCATGTCTGCAATAAATTGCCCAATGCTCTCGGCTGTTTCCATTTGCAAAGTAGCAAATGCGGCATTAACTGCGGTTAAAGCTTCCTCTGTTTTTGTCGCCCATTCTGCCGTCTTAATTGCCGATGCATTTAAAGCGCTTGCGTGTTGTTGAAAGCTTGCACTGTTGCGGTCCGCCATTACCTTAATTGCATCGCTAACCTCTACAGTGGTAGCAACAACTTCAGGGCCTTCTTCAATTATATCTGTAAATAATGGCTCGCTTCTTATGTCATCCAATACAGGCGGGATCTTGTCAAGCTCCGCCAAGACATCGGCCATTGATTGCTTGACAATCGGATCTACTGGAGCCAACAAACTGCCGCCTGTATTCTTTGCGGTGAGCTGCTCAGTCTCTTTAATAACCGCTTTGGTAATCTTTATTTTTTCCTTGCCTACTACTTTAGTCGCTTCGATTTCATCCAGTGCGAGCGAGTGCACTTTATTTTGATAAGCTTCGTTTAAAGTTGTGCGAACTTGTAGGCTTTCCTTTTCGTATTTTTTACGAACCTCCGCCTGAGCAGCCGCGCCTTTTGTTATTCTTAACTCATCATCTTGACGCCTAGTAATCAAGTGCATGGCATCAATGCCCGCCTGTTTGTATAATCCTTTTTGAGTTTCTAGGCTTTTGCGTTTTAAGTCTAAAATAAACTTTTCACTTTTGCCCTCTGCTTTTGCTGTTGCAATCGCAAGCTCCAAACGGCGCTCCTCAATTTTTATTTTCTTTTCGCCGTTAGATAGCAGGTCGCTTTGTGCTTCTTTTAAATGCTCAATATTTTTTTCAACTGCTGCAGTCTCTGCTGCAAGTTTACTTAGCAAATATCCAACGGCTGCAATAGACGCTGTGAGGAGCACCCAAGGCCCTGCCGCTAGTGCTAAATTCATTGCCCTAGTTGCAACGGTTGCGCCGTTAGTTGCTGCTGTATAAATGCTAGTAGCTGCTGCGCTCAGTCCTTGTCGCACTGCGCTTTCTGCCTGTAGGGCATTACCTACCGCAGTCAATCCGTTGACGATTGCCATAGCAGATTGCAGCTTAACCATTGCCTCCTGCAAATCCTTTCCGCCCAAGCCTGCTAATTGCATGGCTCCTTGCATTGCCCCAAAGGCTCCCGCCGCCGCCTGCACTCCACCTAGCACCGCATCCAATCGACGCGTATCACTCGCAAAATATCCAACCTCCGCACGCGTGTCCGCGATGCTGTCCTTCATGCGGCCCGCCTGTTTAATTATTTCATTAGCAACTTGGGCAAACTCTGGACCCAATGCCCGGGCTTCCATCGCCAACTGCGTCAACTGCCTTACGCTGCCCATCGTTGGGTTACGCGTAGCAATAGCCGCCAAACGTTCCTCCATCCCTTTAGCGGACTTCGCAACCTCGGCACTCATCTTATTGCTGCCAGATTGAACTACTGCAATGGCTTTGTTAAACCCTTCGCGCAGCTTTTCAATGTCGGCGCCTATAACAATATTTAAACTTTTAGCCATTACCTAGTAAAGTTAATTAAATAGTCCTGAGAAATTTGGTATAAACCTGCAAAGGCGGCTGTATCGTCGGCGGTTTGATTCTCGCCGTCGTATTCCAAAGTTTGGCATTTGATCCCGTTAAAAGTTCCGGGCAATGTTACTGCCTCAAACGCCGTTCTAATAGCAGAAGATACCGACTCGGCGCTTGCTAAAGTAATCCCATAAGCATTAACTTGCACCCTTGCAAACTCTGTGCGGCTATGTCCTGACTTTGTCGGGTTAGGTATTTCGCTAATTAACTGGTAACTCACCGCAGGGAAAGCGCTCTCCTGTGGTATTCGAACAGGATTTAAACGCGTAGATATTAGCGCAGTAAGCGCCGCGTTATTACTTAGGATATTATAAACTATTTTATTTGCGCTCATGCTTTCGCGTCTGGGGTTAACTTATCAAAGACATGCGAATATAACTTTAAAGCGTCGTGAATAGATAAGTAATCGGACTGCTCCCAAGGAAATGTTAACAGACGTTTGGGCTCAATAGGTTTCTTTAAGTGCGGGGCCATGCCCGTAGCAACAGCCCAGCGGGTTAGTTCCCATTGGTTGCGATACTGTTGTTGCTGAGCTTCGCGCATACCTTCCAATTTCAAACGCCAAAAGCGAGGCGTAGAAAGTAGAAACTCCCTTTCGCTTAGCATCATTTCGCCGTAAGCAATGCGCTCAATCTTGCGCCAAGTTAGCGGGGCGCTGTCGCCCTTGGCAGTTACTCCCCCGTTGACTCTTCAACAGGTGCAAAAAATTCTGTAATTGCTGCGGTGAAACCCTCCAACGCTGGGCTAATTTCTTGAAACTTCTTAATCGCCGCGCCTAACTTTTGCACGGTTGGGTAAGGCGTCTTTTTATCCTGGGCCTCGTAGCCTTCCAAGATTCCGTAAAACGCGCAGCTCAAAGCAAAATCCATAGACTTTGCTAAGTCCTTTTGCAGGTTTAAATCCGCAAAGGTTTCCATACCTGCAACCTCCATAATATTACGAAGGCTATTCATGTTAAATAAAAGGGGGTGATCAACACCCCCTAGTTTAATTGTAGTGCTCATGGCACAAATATAATACTATTAAGCAACAGTACCCAAAGTCAAAGCTCCAGATCCCTGCAAGGTGCCTGTCCAAGTTGCTTTGTCGTTGTTTGGTGCGCTCAAGCTCAAGCTACTAAAGAAAGCGGAGCCAGTATATTTTTCGTCGCCCGTTACGTTTGATGTCATTACGATAGTCAATAAAGTACCCGCAAGCAAATCTGTTACCAAATCCTTGTAAGAAACTTGTGAAGCTCCTACGCTTGAGTCATCTTCAAAGATTGCCTCCACATTTAGCGTGTAGCCATACTCGCCGGCAATAAATTCCTTTGCGCCTGCGCTGTCTTTACTTGTAACGTCGATCATATCCTTAGAAATGTCGAGCGAGTTAGATGTCGCGTTAGCGATTTTTTTAAGTGTGCCGCTCACATCTTTATAGATGCTTATGAGCGTGCCGTTTACTGGTCCAGTAGTTGCCATGATTATTTGTATATTAAGTTATTTTTCTTTGCTAATTTGGCTAGGATTTTATCCACGCCGTTTATAATTCCGTCCGTTACCTTGCCCGCGTTTTGATCTAATGCCGGGCGCATAAATGGGCGGGGTTCAATGATGCCAGTATAGCGGCCTGTCTTTCCTTGTATACGTTCAACAGTGCCAAATTCAAACATTGGGCCAAGGTAATTATTTTCGTATTCCTTACGCAATCCTATTAAAACCTTTGTTTTGTTATCCTTATCCTTGCCAGTGATAAAGCCGATTGATGCCGCCAAGTCTCCGCTATCTTTAGGCGCTAAGTTCTTTGCACTATTAATTATTGGTAATGCCTGAGCTTTGAGCATGCGCTGAAATTCGGGGTTATCTATTTCGACCCCCATCGCTTTTAAGGCGTCTATAACCTCGGCAATATTTTCAACGTTCTTTGTCACTCTGTTAGTTCAGTTTGCAACTTCAAATATAAATTGCGTGCTAGGTTTGTAATGTTAACAATGTTATGATTAAGGCCCGCGTCAACGATTCTATGCTTCACGCTTACCGCTGAATTATAGCGGATTGTGTAGTAAACGATTTGCTTATGCTCTCTGCGGTCCGCATTCACTTGCTCGCTTCCGCTTTCCTGTTCTACGCGCTGAGCCCAAGCCGTTGCGTATTCGGTCCACGTTTGCAATTTCTCGCCTGTGTTGGCGTCGATAGTTTCCGCATAACTCTGCAGGCTTACCAATACGTCCATAGATCCCGCTTGCATTATAGTATAATTTGGATTTTGTACGGATCTAAAAGATACTCGAAGCCTAAAGATATTTTGCTTTGGATGGTTCCAACTACTATCGCATTCCTGTTATCGTAATACTGACCGACTAAAAGCAAAGCGGCGTGTTTAATTGCCATTGGAAAAATAGTATCTGGGTCAACGCTTGTGGTTCCAACTGGATTAAATCCCTCAGATACTTCGATAATGTATTTAATTGTATCGTCGGTAATTGAGTCGGGCGCGGTATTGATGAAGATATTTCGTGAGTAGTTGCCCATTGGGTCAGGCGCTACTATCCAATCACTGCCTGCAAATGCCGTCACCGCTTGGCTGCTGTTTACATAGCTCACAGAGTTAACAGCCAATACGCGGCTATTTACGCGCAAATAATTGCCAGAAGGTATATTGAGACCGTTAACGGGATTGATTAGCGCAGGCGAGCCCGTAAAGCTATCAAAGCCATATTTAGCCGTTCCCTTCTTAATCGAGTATCCTAAGTAATTGCTGCAGGCGTCAACGGCCATACTGATAAGACCGCTAATATAACTGTCGTCATCGGAAGCCGTAACGCGCAAATGCTGCTTAGCGTCGGCTAAACTCAAGTAGTCTGTGGCTACATTTGCAAAGGCTGTGTATCTTCTAGATTTAAACATTATTCGGCATCTAATTCAATCTCTGGGTTAGTCGGTTTCTTTTTGGTCTTAGGCGCAGCCACAATTTCAACAGCCCCCGCCTCAAGTAATAACTCGGCTTGCTTAGTTTCAATTTCTACAACCTCCCCCAAGTTATAACTTAGGTTAAATTGCCCTGTCGGATTAATCAAAAATTTTACTAACATTTGGCCCGAGGGGGGTACAGTCAAGACCCCCCGCAGCACTCGGACTTTTACGCCCCCGAGCGGGCTAGTTGTTAAGCTACGATATCTTTACAAACCGCAAACGCAGTAGGCTGCAATAAATTGCAATCCAAATAAGCGTTAAGCACAACGTTAGTCAAGCCAGCAGTTGCACCAGAATAAGGGTCTACTGTCAATTCCATGCCACCCCAGGAGCCAATAGCCATTTTAGAAAAGTCTCCAAAAATCATTGCAGACAAAGTGCTGCTAGAACCTTTAGACAAGTTGCTAGGTACCAAAGTTGAAGTAGCTACGTTGTAACCGTTCAATTCAGAACCACCTGCAGGCCAAATGAAGTTACCTTCAACGCCTGAAGCTTGGCGAGGAATAGTTTGCAAAGCGGCTTTTACTTTAGGGTTAGTCAAGTAAGCAACACCTTCGCCGTTTGCATTTTCTACAGCCTTCATCAAGTTAACAACGTCAGCCCAAACTGGAGCGATTCCGTTAGCGTTGGTTGCGTTTGAAGTTGCGCCACCTGCAAAAGTTACGTTTACGTTAGCATTTGCAATGATACCAGTAGGCTCGTTAGATCCACCACCTTTGATAGCAGCAGTTTCCAAAGATTGAGCCATGGCGTTAAGCAACCAGTTACGCACGTAAGCGTCGATTGAGTTGCTAGATTGCAACATCAACTGGTTTGATACCTGAATGTAAGCGGCCAAACGCTTAGGGCTGAAAGTAATTTTGCTGAATGCGGGGCTCTTTTCAGTAGCAGTTCCATTTTCAGTGTTCCAACCTGCAGAAGGCACAGTTGAAGCTGTTGGCATATCCAAGTTACCAACCAATCCAGACAACTGCTGTACGCCTAAACCGCGCAATACTGTCTTTGGCAACAATACATCAATGATTGAACCAACAGAAGTTTGAACGTTTACTCCACCTTCAGAACCAGAAGTACCGCCAGTAGCAGACATATCACGCTTAAATACTTCAGAAGGGATTTTCATAGAGTGAGCGCTTACGCTTACACCGCTACGCTGGTATTCGCTAGAAGCTAAGGCAGAAAATTCACCCTCAACGCCTTCACGACGGCCAGTGATAGCCATTTCCATTGCGCGCTTGAAGCTGTAATCTTTAGCCATGTTAGACTTTTCTTTTTCCTCGCTACGGCTTGCGCTGTGGCCTGCTGCCTGAGCTGCAAGGTTTTGCAATTTCTCTAAGGTTTCAACCTCTGCTTTGATCGCGCCCAAACGAGCCTCGATTTCGCTTAAGCGGTTAGTTTCATTGTCTGCCATTGAACGCGCTTCACGCTCGATGGTTGACTGCAAGGTAGACAATTCGCCGAGCAAACGTCCACGCTCTTCTTTTAGGGCTTTAATTTTATTCATGATTTTTGTTTTTTTTAATAGTTTGTATATCTAGCTAAAGCAAGTTTCAAAATATCTGCGCTGACTTGGCTTTGTTTTGCGGCTTCAATCTCTAGCTCTTGGTCTCTTATTGCTGCAATGCTGCGAGCGTCTGCTTCTGTATCCTCGTAAGCGGGATAAGTTACAGGGCTCACGTCGTATAGATCCTCAATCATTGTTATTTTACGCTTGCCCATAGTTCCGTACTTTTCGCTTTCGCTCCAAGACTGCTCTTTAATTGTAAATGCAAATGAGCTTTGAGTAATGTCGCCGCGCATAATGCTGCGAACTACTGACATGTGCGTAGGGTTCTCGTAATCTGGAACCCAAGTATATTCAAGATTGCCGTCGCCATTTACAAATACTCTGCAAGTGTCTGCCTTAGTGCGGCCCAAAATTAAATCGGCTTCATGATTAAACAAACAACGGATATCGTAATCTTTACTTAAAGCATTGTCAAACGCCCCGGGCATTATCACCTCTTCAAAATATCCAAGGTCAGTTACTGAATTAATAACGGCAGCGATGCCACCAATTTCTTTTGGCATGCCTTCGCCGTCTGCTCTGGTGTGGACGGTGCCCGTAAATGTGCGCCTTTCTTGTTTCATTTTAATTTATTGTTTGGTTATTTACGCCCTCGGGGTTATTGTTTTTGTCTGCGGTCGCCATAAGGTTTGCAATCTTGGCATCCATATACTCGTTGATTTGACTGCTAGGCATTAAGTTGGCTTCGATTAAATATTCGTCGCCACCATCAAACGCGTTAACGTCCTCGTATACTCGCGCCTCGTTACGTGAAAGCCAGCCGCCGCGGATGCCTTTATTATAATAGTCTGCTCGCTCGTTAGCGGAGGCCCTCAATAGTGAGTTAAAATTAAATTTAAAGTAATAAGTTAGCTTATCGTTTTCTGTTAACAGCTTGCGCGCTAGTTCCTGCTCGATGTTGATAGCGTAAGACATTAAAGTACGCGCATAAAAATCTTGATATTCCTGCTCAACGCTTGACTTGATGCCTGCCGTTGCGCCTATCATAGAAGCAGGCACT